GGGAGCGCCCTGTTGACCCATCTCAGGGTTCGGGCAATGTGCTGCCGCTGAACGGTGATCCGTTGTTGGAGACCGTGAAGCGGATGGTCGGCGCCTAAACCCCCCCTTTTATCAAGAAAGAAGACAAACAGAAATGCCTGCATTCAATACTCCCGAAACGGTGGCCCTGACCGGCGACACCATGTTCCAGGGCTACCTGGACCCAGTCCTGGCTCAGGACTACTTCGCTGAGGTTGAGAAAACCTCTGTGGTTCAGCAGATCGCCCGGAAGATCCCTTTGGGGCCGACCGGTGTTCGCATTCCGCACTGGGATGGTGATGTTCGCGCCAAGTGGACCGGTGAGGGTGAGCAGAAGCCCGTCACCAAAGGTTCGATGACCAAGCAGGAAGTGGTCCCGCATAAGATCGCGACGATCTTCGCGGCGTCCGCTGAGGTTGTCCGGGTCAACCCGGGTAACTACCTCGCGACGATGCGCACGAAGGTCGCTGAGGCTATCGCGTTGGCGTTCGACGCCGCGGTGCTGCACGGTGTTGACAGCCCGTTCGGCAAGTGTGTTGCTGACACCGCGAAGTCGGTCAAGCTGTCCGGCCCGGACACCGCGTTCGATTCGCTGAACAACGGCCTGGAGCTGCTCCTCGCGGACAAGAAGAAGTGGAACGGCACCCTGTTCGATGATCTGGCCGAGCCGGTCCTCAACGGGTCGAAGGACAAGCAGGACCGCCCGCTGTTCATCGAATCCACCTACACCGACATCAACTCCCCGTTCCGTTCGGGTCGGGTGTTGGGCCGTCCGACGTTCCTGTCGGATCACGTCACCGACCCGACGAAGCCGAACAACGACACCGGAATCCTCGGCATCATGGGCGACTGGTCGAAGATCGTGTGGGGTCAGATCGGCGGCCTGTCCTACGACGTGACCGACCAGGCCACGCTGGACATGAGCGCCAACGGTGACGGCTCCGGCCTGGTGTCGCTCTGGCAGAACAATTTGATCGCGATCCGCATCGAGGCCGAGTTCGGTGTCCTCGTTGACGATGTCGAGTCGTTCGTCAAGCTGACCAAGTGAGTTGTCGGGGGAGGGGAGCAATGCTCCCCTCCCCCCTCAACTTCCCACCAGAAAAGGGGAAGTGTTGTGAAGCTGAAGAACAAGGCCAGCGGTGTTTTCGCGGAAGTTTCCGAAGAGCTGGGCAATGTCCTCGTCGGCGCGGGTGGTTGGGAGGAAATCTCCGAGCCGGCAGACGACGTGGAGCCCAAGCCGGTTCGCAAGCGAATCCCGAAGCCCCTCTGATGGCTTTCGCATCCGTTGACGATGTCGCGGTGCGCTGGTCCCGCGATCTGTCCTGCGAGGAACGGGAACTCGTTTCGGTTCGCTTGGAGGACGTGGAGCGCCTGATCCGCCGCAGGGTTCCCACGCTCGATGATCGGCTCGCCGCAGGTTCGATTGATGTTGAGGATTTAATTCAGGTTGAAGCTGACGCGGTGCTGCGTTTGTGCCGCAACCCTGAGGGCTACGTCAGTGAAACGGACGGCAATTACACCTACCAGTTGTCGAAAGACCTCGCTACCGGGAAGTTGACTTTGACTTCCGATGAGTGGGCGATGCTGGGTGTTTACCGGAACCGTTTGACAACCCTTGTGCCTTCGGTGCTGCTTGGCGATGGATACACAGTTCTAGGTGAGGCGGAAATACAGCAATGACAACAGTTTTCACGGTGATCGGTGTTAAGAAACTGATCTACCAAACACTGCAGGATGATTACGGTGTCCTGCCCAATGGTGGTGGGACACTCGGCGGTGGTGCCGGTTTGACCCAGGCCGAGGTTCAGGCGCTTGTCGATGCGGCTGTCGCTAACGTGGTTGTCGGTGGCGGCGGTGTGACCCAGGCTGCTGTGGATGCGGCTATCGCGGCGGCTATCGCCACCGTTGCGCCGTCCAGCGGCGATCTTCAATCCCTGATTGATGGTTTGGCTGGTAGGCCGAGCTCGCCGGTGTCGACCGCCGTCAACAAGATCAACGCGGCCCTGGAAGTTCTGTCCGGTTTGGGTCCCGCCGTTGGGAATGCGTTGGCTGTGCTTGCTGGGGAGGCTCAGCCTTACCCCGGTGAACCTGCCGTTGATGACGCCGTGTTGGGGTGGCTCGCGAAGATCGAGACCAGTGTGGCGGCGTGGAACGCCGGCGGTGGTTTGACACCGGAGCAGGCTGTGCTGCTGGGGCAGGTTCAGCCGCTGCTTGATCTGCTCGCGGTGAAGCCTGGTGCGACGGTAGCTGACGTGGCCGAGGTGTGGGAAGCGTTGTCGGATACCAGCGTCGGGTTCGCGCAACTGCTAGCCACGCTTTCAGGTAAGCCGCTGTCGCAGAATCCTACGGTCGCTGATGTGCAGGCCGGGTTGCCGGTGCTGATTCAGACCATCGTGGATGCGGCTGTCGCTAACCTCCCGGCGGGCGGGCCGACCCCGGCAGCGGTGACCGCCGCTATCGTCAACTGGGTCACCGCTGATGTGAACACCAATACCGGCATCATTGGCGGCTACTTCTCGGACTTCAACCAGCGGTTGCTCGATGAGGTGACGACCCGCACCGACGAGACTCGGGGGTTGGAGCAGGGCTACCAGTTCCTCCGCACAGGCAAGGCTGAGCAGACCGCCCTCGACGGCGTGGTGGATCGCGTCACCGCCCTGGAAGGTGCCGCTCTTGGTGGCGGCGAGGGTGTTTCTCAGGCGGTTGTGGACTCGCTGCTGGCACGCCTAGACGCGCTGGAAGCGGAGAACGCCGCCCTAAAAGTCCGCGTTAAGAACAGCGAAGAAGTCTTGGGCGTTACAGGGAACACGCTTGACCAGCTACAGCAGAACGACGCGGAAATTGTGGAGTTCATGTCAACCAAGCTGGTCACTAAGGAGTTCTTTGAGATCTGGGAAGGTTCCATCGTCAATCTGCTCAGCGGCATCTACACCGACATCAACAACCTCAAGGCGTTGACGCAGGCCACCCTAGATGCGATGAACGGGCCGAACGCCACAGTGGAAAGCGTCCAGCAGATGTTCTGGTTGCTCAACGACATTCTGGTCGCGCTGATCGAAGCCACTGGAATCGAAATCGCCGGAAAGGTAACACCGTGACTGCAAGTAACAAGATGGCCCCGATGATCGGCAGCAAGGACCGTATTGGCGATCCGACGCAGATCACCGTGCCACCCCGAGGCGGGGATTCCACCGATCTGACGGGCCTTGACGGCCGTGTCACCGCGTTGGAGCGGCGGCAGTGCTGCCCCGCATCAACCACACCCGACCCGACGTTGGTACGTGTCTCCAACACCGCTGTCGGCGCAGGCCAGTACAGCGTCACCGCATCGAAAACGATGGGGTCAAGGTACATGCACACCCCCGGCGAGTTTGATGACTTTCTGGTTGTGTTCGTGGGTTACACAATCCCCGATGTTGTTCCAGGCGGGTCGGTGTGGAACATCACGGTCAAGTACGGTACGCAGACGCTCACCCAGTTGGGTGCGTATTTGACCGGTGGTTCACATCCCACCGATAAGACGCGGGGCGAGGTTCGAGCCTACGGTGCGGCTATCACACCGGGCAAAGGCCCGCAGGAAGTTGTGGTCACGTGCACCACAGGCACGGATTTGACTGGTAGGGCCGGTAATCCGACTTACACGTTCGCCTCTAATTCGGTGTCGGTGAGTAACTATTCCAGCCACTCCAATACCGGTACGTCTAGCACCAACGATCTGGACACTTTCCAGGTCCGCGCACGCTATCGACGGCTTATCGGGATAAGCCAGGTGGCGACAACCCCGGCGAAAACGTATGTGCAGTCCGGTGCAGGTGGCCCAGCCAAGGTGCTGTGGGAAGCGTCCGACAAGGACGGTCGGCGTGTGGTCGTGTTCGAGGACCCCAACCCGTCACCGGATGGCATGACGATCATGTACGGCGGCAACGCTTCCAACCGTTATGCATCAGGGTCAGGTGTGTTTGACGTACTGGCCCCACCGAAGGTGCTGTGACTATGAAAATCACCAACGGCGAAATCAAAGCCGATCTGCCCGACACGCTGGCGAATTTGCTCATCGACAACCTCGACTGGAAGAAGGATCGGGCAGGCAGGACCGGTGAAACCGTCACCCTGGCAGACCGGGTGAACGCCCTCGCCGCGCAGCCGGCAGAGGACGACACTCCGATCCCGATGACACGTGTGCCAGGCGTCGTCGACATCTCCATGAACCGGCTGAAGAAGCTCGTCGCTGACGGGGTTATCCCGCACATCCTCAAGGACCGCACGAAGCTGATCCGGCCCTCGGACGTGAAAGCCGCACTCACCCAATGAGCCTCCTCGACAGGGGTAATCAGTGCGTGGTTGTGTACCCGGAGGAAAAGGTCACCGACGCCGACGGGAACACGAAAACCCAAGCCGCTAAGTGCGGGTTCCGGGCCAGGGCACGCATCCAACCGTTGGGTTCCGGTGGCGCAGCCTCAGCTGACCAGTACGGGGATGGGTTCGACAGCGAGAAGGTGTATTCGCTGCGTTTCCCCCGCGGCCTGAGATGTGTGTTGGGTGCCCAGTCCCAAATTGAGTGGATGGGTGAGCGGTGGGTCATCCACGGTGACCCGCTGAGGTACACCAACTCTCCGCGCACCTCCCACCTGATCTACACCATCAAGAGGTACTGATGGCGGAAATCTACAAGAAGGGCAAAGCGTTCAACGGGATGATCGCCCACATGGGCGGGGTGAAGGGTGCGTTGCGGGACGAAGCGGGCCGCCTGGAGGGCATCGCGCAAACCCGATTAACAGCTGCCCGCTCATCAACAAGGTGGGTGAAGTACGACCGCGACTCGGCCGGCGAAACCGCCATCGAGGTGTCCGAAGCGGACGGCCAGTACACCTGCGACTACCACGTGTCCATGACCGCCGCGAACGCGATGGCCATCGAGTACGGGCACGCCCCCTCGGGGAAGTTGAAGGGAACCCGCACGAAAGCGCCGTTCGGTCTTTACATCATGACGGGGACGCACAGCCAAGCCTAGGAGGTGAGCATGTCGAGGATGCCTCGCATCCAGTCGGTCATTCTCCCCATCCTGCGGGAATCTTTTCCCGATGTGAAGGTCGGTTCCTGGGTTGAGGACATCGACTTTCGTGACTTCCCGATGCTGCAAGTCAGGCGGATCGGTGGGATGCGGCA